CGTTCGTACCGGCCTGTAGTTGAATTTTCGCCAGTTCATCCAGTGAACGACCAGCGTTGTAGCCAACCGTGTTGGCCTGCACCTCGTCAATGGACACAAAGGACTGAGCGCGAACGGCTGCCGACGTGATGGTCGCATTACCGTACTCATTCAAGGTCAAGGTGACCTGTGAAGAAGTCAGCGCCACGGTCGTCACGTCGGTCGATTCGTTCAGTGACGTGGTCGCAAGCGCCATGTCGTTCTGCACATTGAAGATAACGCTCGAACCAGCCATTGACTGATTGGTGGGCTTGATGTCCGCTACCTGGTCGAAGTACAACTCCGGTCGCAGGGCGAAGTAGGCGAGCATGTCGTACGCCGTCTGGACATAATCGACAGTTCCTGTGGTGGTATAGGCCATGTTGTGAAGGGCCTCCTAGCCCTGGTTAGTACGGCTCGGGCAGAACTCCGATGAGCCCATCCCGGTTTTTGAAACCAGGCTGGCCAGCCGCTTGCGCCACGAGAGCCAAGACTTCTTCCTTACTCTTGGCGTTCCTCATTGCGACAGCGAGGTCAGTGTCTCCCGAGGGGGCTGGACTTCCGCCACTTGCGTTGAGAATCTGCCTTTGACCAGCGATTTCCTCAGCCGTGGGGCCAGAATCCACTGGTTGGATAGCGACGAGTCCGAACTTCTCGGCGTAGGCCCGAAGGCTTTCTGCGTCTAGCGGCCCGTCGTAATCCTTAAAGACAACATCTCGTGCAGGGTGATCAGGAACTCCAGCGTCCTTGATTGCTCCTTGAAGTTCGAGTGACTTGACCTGGGCTTCTAAAGCTTCGGCCTTGCGTTCGGCTGTTCGGCCAATTCGCAGTCGGGCTTGAACTTCGTTGGGTAGTTGCAATTCTTCGGGCGATAGGACTTCTTCGTTCTCTGCCATTTCAATTTCTCCGTTTCGTTGGCACACGTGGAGTCGTGGATTCCAAAAGTTGGCTCGTACGGGAATCACATTGGACAAGGTACGGCTCGTCACAACGGTATGAACGTGCACACTCGAGGCAATGATCTACATCACACAAGAGGCGTCTACGTCAAGATGAAGTAAATCATGATTACTGAGAGAAGTCAAGGATTCAATTCCATTCCTGAGAATTTCTCAATTACCTCTCAGTAATCTCTCAGATAAGTGTTTCTCAGGTAGGTAAGTGTTCTCTCAGAAAAATGCTCAAGAAGACTAGGGTGCACAGTTTCGACTTGGACTACGTTGAGACGAAAAAGTTCGCCTTGCGAGTTCGTCTGACGCGCTCCGCTTGTCCTACCGCGCCGCAAGCGGCTTGGTATCAGGCTAGAGAATCAAGCGGGGCCGTATCCTACGCCAGCCACCCCTGATTGATCTGACGCGAATCCACCACCACCAAGGCCAGGAGCGGCGCGAGTCTGAGCGGCCCGTTGAGTAGCGGCCAAGGCTTGAGCGTTTCCTTCCGCAGCTCCAAGAAGTTGTCCCTGAGTGACGACCCCAGGACCGTTCGCAGAGGTTCCGAGTTGAGCCTGTTCAAAGCCTGCGTTCGCCATTGCCGAGATCGAGTTGAGCCCATTCCCCAGGGAGTTGTTGAAGAATCCTGCGGCCTGGGTTGTCGAGAGGTTGTTCTGTCCACCGTTACTGAGGAAGGCTTGAAGTGCATACGCCTGGGATTGACCGATCTCTCCAAAGCCCGTCGTTACTCCCTCACCTCCCGCGACGGCAGAGTTGAACTGCTGCTGCAAAGTGTTGACGGTATTGGTCGGATTGAGGTAGTAAGAGGCCAGTTGACCAGGGGAAAGAGACTGGGTGTAGCCGTAGTTCTGTAGTTCGTTCTGAACGGAGGGTGCCGCGTTGACGGCGTTGGTGAACTCCGTGGTGATCCGATCCGAGAGTTCATTGGTTGACACGTCATTGGCCCAGGCGTCTCCTACGTCTGTTGCCGTAATCGTCCCAGGAACCAACCCTGCCGTTTCGGCCATTGCCTGAACTTGTTGCATGTAGGCCATGTACCCAGCGATCCCAGCCCCTGTTGAGGCGTCGGTATTCGTGTAGCCGTTCGCTATGCGCTGGTTGTAGCCAGGGAGGAGGGCATCGAATCCTGGGGCGGTGTTGATGGTGGTCGCTATTTGCGTAGCGATATCCGAAGCCGCTAGCCCCTGTCCGGCCAGAGTCTGAACTTGCTGGTTAATCCATCCCGAGAGACTACCGAGTCCCACCGACTGCGCCCAGGCGTCAATGGTGGCTGTGGCGCTCTGTGCGCTCGTGGTGTCGAGTATCCCTGTAGTTCCAGTCGCCGTACTTGTGGGGTCCGTAGGGGTCGTTGTAGAGGCTGTGGGGTAGACCGTGGCTGCGGGAGCGTTCGGGTCGGCTGTCGCGTTACCGGACTGCTGTTCAGCCTGAGTGGAATCGAGCATCGTCATTTCGACCCAAATCCAAACTGGGCGCTGAGATTGGAGGTCACGCTATCCGCCATTCCTTGAGCGTTGTTGCTTTGGTCGAACTGTGGGGTGGTAGCCAGTTTCTGCTGAACCTGGTCCAGAGTCAAGGGTGATTTCACTCCCTGAGCGTTCGGGGTAGCGATTACCCAGTTCCATTGTGGATCGGTGTAGTTGATCGAGGCCGGGTCAATGCCCGTCATCTGAGAGATAACTGACGAATACGGAGCCGCGTACGCCTGAGGGGTGGTTCCTGCCGCGATAGAAGCCGCCATTCCTGGATACAACTGGGAGGCTTGTTGCATCATCTGCTGGGTGAACTGGGCCTCCGCGCCAGAAATCAAGTTGGAAGATCCGAACGATGACCCCGAGCCGGTGTAATTCTGCAAGGTTGATTCCACCTGTTGCATCAACTGCTGATTGGTCAAGAGACTCCCCGCAGGGTTAGTCGGGTTGTACATCAGGTACTGCTGGGCGATGTTTTGGAAGGCTGAGTACAACTGAGACGAGATACCCGTTAAGCCAGTGGGGGTAGCCGTAGAAGCCGAGGCTTGAGCTCCGTTCGCGATAGACGTGAAGTCGCTCGTCCCCGGGGCCAAGGTGGAGAAGTCTGTGGGTATCTTGCCGACATTCTGCCCCTGGATATTCTCCAAGGTGTCCACAATCGCCTGGTCGAGCCACTCTGCTGCCGTCCCTGAGGCCGTACCAAACGACCCAGACGCCACGTAGTTGTTCTTGGCGTAGGTCAGAGCGATGGCGTCTAACTGCTGCTTGGAGAGACTGACCCCGATTTGGTTGGCGTCAGCGAGGACCTTTTCCTGAGCGTTCTGGAGGGCTTGATTGGCTTGGGCCGGGTCGGTTCCCGGTGATCCGTTCGTCCCGTACGCCTCGTCCCAGTATCTTCCGTTTGAAGTGGTGGTTTTCCACCAGTTCGTCTGGGCCAGCATGGACTGGAACTGGTTGGTCGCGGCGGCGTCAGTGGTGGAAGGGTCCAGGTTCACCGCCGCGTAGATCATCACCGCGTTTACCTGGGGAATCGACTTCCACCAGTTGGTCTGATAGCCGTACTCAGTCTCTAGTTTCTGCTGAATCTGCTTGGCGTATCCGGGGTCTTCTACATACTGCTTAATGGCGTTTTCCATCGTTCCCAAAACAGGCGAACCGGACCAGGCAGAAAGGTCGTAGCCGTAGAAGTTCTTCACGTCAGCGCCCGAGATGGGCTTGTCCGCAGGCTGAGAGGGAATCGTTACTGCCCCAGGTTCGCCAGTCGTTGTCCCTCCGGCCGCAGAACCGACAGCATCTGCGTAGGAAGCGGACGCAGTCTTTGCCGCAGGTGTAGCGGAGCCTTCCCACTCCGCACCTTTCAACGCATCGGTGAGACTTGCGGTGTTGGTGTTGGAAGTCCGCAGGGTCGTCAGGTATTCAGGCGAATTGCTGGTCATGTAATCAGCGAGGGCCTTGTATCCGGCCTGAGTGGAGGAAAACTGGCTGATCGCGGTATTTCCAGGAAGTCCGTCACCCCCTCCGGCTTCGATAGCCAGAGGATTGTTCTTGGCCGCCGTTCCCTCGCGCATGGCCTGGGCCGTGAGAAAGGCCACGCGAGGATCGTTCGCACCAGTAGCTGGTGCGCCAATGTACTTGAGATACCCAGTGGCCCACGATTTGGCCTGCGCCTCGGTCATGGCCATTAGACGGCCCCTGCGCTCGCCATAGTGGGCTGTTCTGCCTCTGAAGCCACCGGTCCAGTGAAGGTGTCGCTCGAGGATTGGTCGTACATGTCAGGGGTTCCTGAGAGCATCTTATTTAGGACACTCCCCCAACTGGCATCCTGGGCCGCGTAGTAACCCGTGGGGTCAGACTGCTTGGCGGCGAGGTCCGCTTCGGCTGTGGCGTCGGGCTGGGTGACTTTGGTGGTTACCGTGTCGTTGTTGACTTGGTTCTGTACCGCGTCAATCTGTGAGTTGACTTCACTGGCTACCTGGTCGCCAAAGGCGCTGAGATGCGTTCCCTCGGCTGTTCCAAAGGGTGTCCCGCTTGCAATGGCAGAAACCGCCTTAGACCATGAACCTGACGAGTCGTAGGCGCTCTGGAGAATGGCGGAGAAGGCCCCCAGTTGAATCGACTCCGGCGCACTTCCGGGGGTGGCGTATTTCTTGGCTGGGGCGTAGTCGGCCTGTGCGGACTTCCAGTCTGCCGCTGAGAGGGCGTAGAGGCCCCCGTAGGTCTTTTGAGTGTTGCTTCCGGCTGGGAGTGAGGGGGCGATTCCACCAGGCTTGGGC